TAAGGTCCGTGCTGTTGAGGGCGGCGATACCGAGACCGCTGAAATATACGAGGGATTGATTCGCAACATATTGAACATCAGTCATAGCGACAATGCGACTGACTACGCGGCTGAATATCAGGTCGAAGGCGGAATGGGCGCGTGGCGGGTCAATACTCAATTCTCAGATGATGACGCCTTCGATCAGGATATTGTTATTGAAGGCATTGAGAACCCGTTCAATCTCTATCATGATCCATCGGCTAAGGACTGGATGAAGCGTGATGCTGACGACTGGATTTATACCGAGCGTATCTCCCACAAGGAATACGAGGCCAAGTACGGCAATGCTCCAAAGGTGGATTTTGAGGGCGGCGATACCCTTGATGACGAAGATGAGTGGCTTGATGATGAAACCGTCCGGGTCGCAGAGTACTGGTTCAAAACACCAGTAACCAAAGAACTATGGCTGTTTCAAGCCCCTGACCCTGCCGACCCTTCACTAATGAAGACTATCGTGGTTGATTCGACCACTGATGAGGCAGCGGCACTCAGGAAGACCGGCCAGAAGCCTGACAGAACACGCACGGTCAAGACGAACAAGATACAAATGGTCGTGGCGTCTGGTAAGGAAATCCTTGAAGGCCCGGTTGATTGGGCGGGTCGAATATTCCCGTTCATCATGGTCTATGGCGAATACAAGGTTATTGACGGTAAGAAGGTCTGGTGGGGATTGGTCCGCAATGCTAAGGACGCACAACAGAACTACAACATATCCAAGACCGCGATAGCTGAGTCTATTCATGGTGCTCCGAAGGCGTTTTCATGGATGACCATAAAGCAGGCTGAAGGACTTGAGGACATAAATGCTGAGGCGCATAAGAAGAATTATCCGGTCAAGTACTACAATCCAGACCGTGAGGCACCTGGACCACCTTCAAGGATTGGTGGAGCTGACGTACCGATAGCGTTGATGCAGCAGTCTGCTATTGATGATGCTGATTTGAAGGACGTTATGGGCGTTCCTGATGAGAGTGTCGGTCAGGAGACCAACGCATCATCCGGACGGGCTATCTTTGCCAGACAGCAGCAGGGCCAGATTGCCAACTTCAACTTCAAGGACAATCATGCCAAAGGGCATGAACTGATGTACGAGATACTGATTGATCTGATCCCTGAGATATACGACACAGAGCGAGAACTGCGTGTATTGGGATCAGATGGTAGAGAGAATTACATGCGGGTCAATCAGGTTGTATTCGACCCAGAGACCGGCAAGTCCATCCGTATCAACGATCTGTCTGCTGGTAAATACGATGTAACCGTAAAGACTGGCCCTGCATTTGCCACGTTAAGGCAAGAGGCTACTGAGATGTATTCAGCACTCGGCCAACAGTTCCCGCAGATATGGGAGGTTGCCGGTGATCTGATTATGCAGTCTATGGACCTGCCTTATGCGGATGACATATCAGACAGGCTCAAGAGCATTCTGCCACCTCAGATACAGCAGAGCATGAATCAGGGCAAGGAAGTGCCGCCAGAGGTTGCGCAGATGATGCAACAGGCCCAAATGGCAATGGAGCAGGTACAGCAGCATGGTCAGTTAGTACAAGAGGCCGCGCAGGAGCTTGAGGCTGAAAAGGCTTTGAACGCCAAAGAAAAGGCTGAGATAGGCACGGCGCTGGCCCAAATGAAGACGGCAAGTGCCGAGTTCGATGCAAAGGTAGCCAACGAGCTGTTACGGATTATAGAAAAAGAGACCGGATTAACCGTCAAGGCTGCTGAACTGAAGACCAAAGGCGCTGAGTTGAAAGAGGCAGCAGCGGCATTGAGTGTCCGGTCATTGTCAGAGAATTCTGATGCGGCACTCACGGCAACCGAGGTCAAGGAGTTCACAGAGAACCTTGATGACAACCTTTCGACGTTTATTGACAATATCAGCGCCATATTGCAGGACATGCAGGGCAATGCTGTTACTTTGCAAAACAGGGTCAATCGCAAGCCTGTAGGTGGTGCAACTCGTAGAGAAGGTGGTAGACTTGTCGCGGATGTAGAATTTGATGATGGTAGCACTGAAAGTATTGCGGCTATCAGGGAGCAAGGCAACTTACGCATTGTTCGAACGGATAACGCAGATCCTGATACTGCGGCTTAATCGTGAAGACGAACTTAGACTACCTGACTTAATCAGGGCTTAATCGCGGAGGCGGACTCATGACAGAAGATGAATTGGTAGAAGCAGACAAGTCTGTGGATACATCGGTTGAAAACGTACCCCCTGCACCGGAGGCGGATGCTAAAAATCAGGGTAACGAAGCAGATTCAACCCCTGCCGCCGTGGATGGCGAGGAAAAGTCCAATCCTTTTGAAAAGAGGATTAAAGAGCTGACAGGTAAGGTCAGATCGGTTAAACAGGCATCTGAGGCACAGCTATTTGAGATCAGGCAGGAAAACGAGAGACTCCAAAAGGAACTTTCATCACGGCCTGAACAGATAGAAGCGCCAAAGACTCTTGAAGATTTTGAGTTCGATGATGGCAAGTACAGGACTTATCTCGACACCCGCACCGCAGATATTGCGACAAGTGCAGCAAAGAATGCTGTTTGGCAAGTTGAGACACAGTTAAAGGCTAGCCAGCGAGAACAGGAATTCACATCAAGAGAGCATAAGTTTGAATCAGAGGTAAAAGATTACTCTGATGTGGTTTACGGGTCGGATGGTGTCATGACATGGGCAGCATCGGATGCGATGGCAGATGAGATAAGGTTGAGTGATTTAGGCCCTGATATGGCTTATCACTTGGCTAAGAATCCGGATAAGGCTCTGGAAATCTCGAAGTTATCGGAACGTGACGCAATCAAGCGGATGACGATGCTGGAGTTTGAGTTAAAGACCGAGAAGGCCAAAGTGAGTAAATCTGTTAGCGAGGCACCGCCTCCGCCGCCCAAGATACCTTCAGGGGATCAAGGGTTGGATAAAGATCCGGCTGATATGTCGGATGCTGACTTCGCTAAGTGGAGGAGGAAACAAATCGCTAAACGCTAGGGGCGTAGTCCCTTAGCAGAGGGACTTAAAATGGCAAATACACTTAGTGTAATCGATATGATTACGAGAGAGGCTCAGCGTATAGCGCATGAAAAGCTGACCTTTCTCGGGACTATCGACAGAAGCTACGACAATTCATACGCCAAGTCAGGCGCGAAAGTCGGTGATACGCTTCGAATCAGGGAACCTAACCAATACACAAGGCGACGAGGTTCTCGGGTAATGGATGTTCAAGACCAGACGGAAAGCTCACAGCAGGTTACGGTAGCGACCCAAGATGGTGTTGACATGAAGTTCAATTCAGCAGAATTGAGCCTTTCAATTGACGAGCTCTCAAGGCGTTACATTGAACCGGCAGTATCGGTTCTGGTGGCGGGTATTGAGGGCGACGTTCTCAGCGGTGTTACTAAAGACGTTTACAACGAGACCGGCACGCACGGCGCTGTTGTGGGCGCATCTGCGGACATTTCTGCAATCACTAATGCACGGGCCAAGCTCAATCAGAACCTTGCTCCAAAGGACCAGAATCGGCATGTACAGCTTGATTCTGTAACGATGGGTTCAATTGTCAATGGTACGCAAGCCCTTTTCCACGATGGAAACCAGATCAAAGAGGCATTCCGCGAAGGCTTTGTTGGCCGTAACGCAATGGCGACTTTCTGGGAGAACGAGAAGACCCTGGCTCATACGATGGGCACTGACCATACGACCGTTGATATTGACGGTGCTGTATCTGACGGTGCTTCATCTGTGACTTTGGCAGGTGGTGTTTTGACGGTTGGTACGGTCTTCACGATTGCAGGTGTGAAAGCAGTCCATCCCGAAACGAAAGTGGCTTATGCTCATGACCAGCAGTTTGTGGTCACGGCTATTACCACTCCATCAACTGTGTACGCGATCAGCCCGTCGATTATCACTACGGGCGCCAAGCAGAATGTTGACCATCTCCCGTCTTTGAATGATGTTGTGACGGTTCCAGGTACGGCCTCAACGGCTTACAAAAAGAACCTCATGTATCACAAAGATGCGTTCACCTTCGTCACCGCAGACCTTCCGATCATGGATGATGCGATTCGATGTGTGCGCCGGGTTCAGGATGGATTGAGCATTCGTTGCTGGCAGGGGTCCGATATCCGAAACGACGAGATGTTGCTTCGATTGGACATTCTTTATGGCTGGAAGACGATTCGCGCAGCTTGGGCTAGCCGGATCACTAACTAGGAGACCGATATGGCTATTGCAACAAACAGAGAAGCACTCGATAACGGCTCACCTGGTGGCAGTCGTGTACGTGGTGTGGCACGTCAGGTAATTAATGGCGAAACTACACGTACATTGCTCGCTGGCGAATCTGGTGCATTGTGCTTGTTCAACGTGGCGGCTGGTGTGGTTTACACACTACCGGCAATTGGCGCTGATGACATTGGCATGTACTTCGACTTTAGTGTAAGCGTGACAGGTACGGGTTCGTACAGCATCGACACTGATGCGGCTACTACCTTCATTGGTGGTGGTCTTTTGGGTACGAGTACTACGGCGGGTGGCAGTGATGCCTTCCCGGCGACCATTGCCTCAACCGTTTCCATTGATCTCGATGCGACAACGACTGGTGAGGATGTTGGCGGCTACTTTACGATGGTAGCAACCAGTGTAACCACATGGGTTGTTGGTGGTTATACGGTTGGTTCGGGTACGTTGACGACACCGTTCGCATAAGGAATCTGGCCGGGGTGTAAAAACCCCGGTCTTTTGGAGTTTAGATGACCACGAATCTAACCATTATTGGTGATGCCTTACGTGACATTAACGTCATTGGTGAGGTTGATCCTGTTTCCCCAGAGCAAGGTGCTTATTGTCTTCGTCGTCTAAATCAGATGATGGAGGTATGGAAAGAGCAGGACATTGATCTTGGATGGTTTGCACAGACACTAACGACTGCGACCGCACCTATCCCTGATTGGGCTGAATTGGGAGTGACTAACGCGCTCTCCATTGTTATTTCACCTCAGTATGGTGCGAGTATTTCGATTGAACTGGCAGCGGTGGCGGATATCAGCGTAGGTGCTATCAAGCGCAGAACAATGGTTGATTTGCTACAGGGTCAGGATATGTCCCACATGCCTATGGGTAGGGCCAGACGCAGACAAAACATATTGACGGGTCAGTAATGGCTTCGTTACAAATCCCGATTCATTCCTACCAACTACGGTCTAAGCCTGCCAGTACCTCAAGGCTGGTGAACTGCTTTCCCGAACCTATGCCACCTGATGCGAGCTATCCTGTCATTCTGTCTCGTGCCCCTGGGATTACCTCATGGTCAACCGTGGGATCTGGTTCGATACAGGCGATTCATTCTGCATTGGGCGCTATTTACGTGGTGTCCGGGTCTGAGTTGTACAAGGTTGATTCCAACAAGACCGCGACCCTGTTGGGTAATATCGGCGCACCAAACAACATTGATATGGACTCGAATACGGCGGGAGTCTTTGTCGTCAATGAGCCGAATGGATATAGTTATGACGGCACAACATTTGCACAAATAACTGATACTGACTTTACATCCCGTGGTGCGGGTGATGTGGAGTTCGTGGACAACTTTCTATTGTTCAGGGAGCCTGATTCTGGCCGGTTCTTTGGTGCTGATCTGGGTTCTTTGACTGCATTTGATGCGCTCAACTTTGCGACCGCAGAGGGCAGTCCAGACGTTAGCAATGGCATGAAGGTCGATCACAGGCAGTTGATTATTACTGCATCGAAGTCTACAGAGATATGGCAGAACACCGGAGTCAGTGGATTTCCGTTTGAAAGGGCGATTAATGGTTATATCGAGCAAGGCTGTCTCAATGGCAAG